GTACAATTATCCACTTAAAATTGGTAAATTAACATTTATACATGGAGCATTCGCTACTGTTAACCATGCAAAGAAGCATCTTGACTCTTATGGTGCAAATATTGTTTATGGTCATACACATGACATACAGCGTATTACAGGAACAAAGCTTGGTGGAACGATTGGTTCTTGGAGTTTAGGGTGTTTAAAGGATATGTCTAGGGAACAAAACAAGTGGTTACGTGGTAGACTACATAACTGGGCCCATGCATTTGGTATTATAGACTGGTTCGACACAGGAGACTTTAGAATGGATGTTGTTGACATTCACAATGGTAAAACTTTCGTCTGGGGGCAGACGATAGATGGAAACAAGTAGGAGTAACTATGATTACTGTTTCCTTAAACACCTATACTCGGAGGGGCGGCACTATTGGGTTCGTCTAATCAACAGGTTGGGAGTAGTATAGGTGAGAACAAAGACAATTTCCCGTAATCAAGAGGTTCTATATCAGAATGTGGACGAGTTTCGTAATTTTTACCCAGAAAAGAAACTTTTGTCCGATTGGAGAACAGCTCATGAGGGAGAATGGATTGTAACTGACGATTTACAAGTATGTAAGATTTTAAGACGTAGTAGTATGAAAACCTCTTCTGGTAAGACAATGGACTACGTTAGAACGATACTTGGGACATTTACTACGAATCCCAATGTTGACATGGGTGGGATACCACCAAAGAACATATATTCGTTCTCAAATAAGAAGTTCTGTAAAAAACTTCGTGAAGAACGAGAAAATCCAACAAATAATGAATTCTTGTTTGCAAAGTATGTTGCAAAGGGAATGAATCCAACAGATGCGTATTTACGTGTATTTCCAACAAATAAGTATCAATATGCTAAGGAAACAGCTCGTGGACTGTTAAAAACCGAAAGGATACAAAAATTGGTTACAGAAGAAATAGAAGTAATTTTAAGTGATATAGGAGCGTCTAAACAATATCTGCTTGAAATGGCTAAGAGTGTTATTGATAACATCGATGGTAAGGATGGTGATAAGCTAAGGGCTATTGAACTTTTGATGAAAATAGCAGGAATGTTCCCTAATGAAAAGAAAACAGAATCTTTGACTGTGTTTCAAGGATTTAGTGAAGAACAACTAAAACGTATAAGCTCAGATAATATAAAAGTAATTGGACATGCGGAAAAAACAATCAATGACAAGCCTGACATTAAGTGACGTTGGAATCCATAGTGAACTGACCGGATGCGTTGTTTGTGATAAACCGCTGATTGATAATCAGAAAGTTGTACTTATGGACTTGTTTAATTCTGTTGCAGGATGGATTTGTCCTAGATGTACATCTTTATACGATTATGATGATAATTTAATCGATATTGGAGAATTAGACATTTATTCTGAAATAAAGGGATATGCTTAACTTGTGGAAAGTAAAGAAATAAATATAACATCCAATTTAAAAGAGAGGGATGAGGTTCTTGCTCGTTCTTATAGTGACTTGCTCTATTTTGGAAGGGCTTTCTTGCCAGCTGATTTTCTTAATAAAAGCTCTTCTCCATCATTCCATGAGGAAGTGGGTAAAAAACTTATTGATACCAGTCCTGGAGCTCGTATATGTAATATACTTCCTAGGGGGTTTGGGAAGTCTATTCTATCAAAGGCTGCTATTCTACATAAAATTGTTTTCTCTCCAAAGGGGAATAGACAATTCATGGCGTGGGTAGCTGAAGAACAGGGTCAGGCCATTGACCATCTTAAATATGTTAAAAGTCATCTAGAGTACAATGATTCTATAAGATACTACTTTGGAAACCTTGCTGGTGACTCAGTAGGTAATAGGTGGACTGAGAAGGATATTGTTACATCAAAAGGCGATAGATTGATTGCTAAGGGTACATCTCAGAGACTTCGTGGTCGTACCGAGATTGATGTTCGTTATACTGGTATTGTTCTTGATGACTTTGAGTCTGAATTGAATACCAAGACACCAGAGAGACGAGCAGAGATTAAAAAGTGGATTGTTTCGACTGTTTACCCTGCTTTGGAAGAAACTCCTGGTAGAGAGGGGTGGATATGGTTATGTGGTACGATTGTCCACTATGACAGTTTTCTTCAGATGGTTGTCGATGGAAACAAACTTGCAAAACGGGAAAAACGTAAATATCCTTGGAATGTAACATTCTATCGAGCAATCCAGGATGAAAAGTCTATTTGGCCTGAACAGTTCCCAATTTCCAAATTAGATTCTAAAAAACGGGAATTTATAGAAGCTGGTCTTGTAAACAAGTTTGCACAGGAATATATGAATGATGCTCGTGATTTATCATCCGCAGCGTTCAAAACAGATAGAATACAGTATCATGATGGAGCATACAAGTCAATCGACAATTATTCATATCTTATACTCCGAAATGAAGCAATACCAATTAATGTCTATATTGGAGTCGATATAGCGGCTACGGCGACACAACGTTCTGATTTTCAGGTTATTATGGTAATTGGAATCGATGCGAATAAGAATCGGTATATATTAGAATATTATCGTGAAAGAATACCAACATTTGATTTACCACAGAAAATTATCGATATGGCTCGTAAATACACTCCTGTAAGACGAGTTACCATAGAAACAGTCGCTGCTCAGGAGATGGTACGTGATATGGTTACAAGAATGGCTGCAGATGATAGAAGACTGATACCAGGAATCTTTAAAGGTGTTAAGCCACCACCAGGTATAAAAAAAGCAGATAGATTAGAAACTTCACTTGGCCCGATTGTAAATAGTAAAAAATTATATATTCGTAGAGAAATGACTGAATTGGTAGATGAGATGTTTGAACATCCTGTTCCTAAGAATGATGACCTTATGGATGGATTGTATTATGCAGACTACTATTCCAAAGCTCCACTTAGCACTGCAATCTCTGTAAGTGAGATGCGTTCTGGTAAGAAAGGTGGTAGCAAATTAAAGGGATATTATAACTGGATGACAGGTGCTAGGCGATAGAATGGAACTTTTAGCCGATTTTAGCGTTTTTTCCTTTGATTGCAATATATTTATATTTAATTTAACATCAAAGCGTAAGTCAAATTAATATGGCATTAGAACAACACCCATCAGCAAAAGAGAACCAAGAACTGCACAGGCGGTGGCGGGATGCTCGAGCTGATTGGGAAATAGAAGCTCGCAGTGATATAGATTTCTATCATGGCAACCACTTTTCTAACGCTGAATCTGAGGAACTCCAATCTCGGAATCAGGCAGATGTTGCAATGGATAGGATATCTCCTGCTATTGAAAAACTTAAAAGCGTTATTACAGCGAAGCCTCCTGTATTCACAGCAATTCCAAGAGAAGACTCTGATACTAAGGTAGCTTCTGCTTGGAGAACAATATTGGGGTATGTATGGCAGGTATCGAGTGGCGATGTCCATATGAAGGATGCTATTCATGATTATGCTGTAACAGGACTCGGATATTTATATGTTTATATTGACCATGAAGCGGACTTTGGAAAGGGTGAAGTTAAGTTTACGTCAGTCAATCCATTCCGTGTTTATGTACCACCATCGTCTCGCGATAGATTTTTTCAGGATGCTGATTCAATTATATTATCGACTATTCTGACTGGTGACCAAATTGTTAATTTATATCCATTCTTGGGCGCTCAGATGGATGAGGAGACTCAAGAAATAATACCAGGTCTCATTGAGGAGATTTCTTCATATTCAGAAGAAGATTTCCCAGAGGGTCAGAATAAGAACAGCATGGCTATTCAAACACCTGCTGAAGCAAAAGATTTAGATAGTTTTAGTTCTGAAAGATATCAAATACTTGAAAGGTTCTTTAAGACCAAAGTACCGTTCTATCGTGTAGTCGATTCACGTAGCGGTGAGGAAATGGTTCTTAGTGACGAAGAATTCGCTGCCTTTCTACAAGAAAATCCCGGCGTGTTTGAGCGTGGATTAATGAGTTTTGAAGAAGTTCTTCAAACTCGCATTGGTGTTGTTGCGACTGTTGGTGAGGTTGTTCTATACGAAACTGTTCTCAATACTGATGTTTATCCCGTTGTTCCTTTACCAAATATATGGTCAGGTACTCCGTATCCAAAATCGGATGTATCAAGGACTCGACCAATGCAGAGACTACTCAATAAACTGTGGTCACTTGCTTTATCACACGCTCAAGCTTCTGCCGGGTTAAAACTTTTAGTTCCTTTGGGAAGTGCTATCAATGGACTTGACCAGTTAGAAAGAGACTGGGCAAA